ACGTTGATATCAGAAGCCAGCTTCTGTTTTGCAGCGTCACCAAGACGACCTTCTTGCAGACTATCGCGCAGTTCGGTAGCAGTCATAACCCACGGAACAGATTTGCTAAAACCGATTGTTGCAGGCACAGACAACTGTGTGAAATCGTCAAAGTTCCCCGACATGTCTGTGCCGTTGTACGACGCGGCAATGTATGGCTGCGGACGCCAGATTACATTGTTGGTGCGCTCCATCATTTTCTGATCGGCGTTGTACACAGCTACGTTTTTTGACAATACCAAAGCATCTTGAAATCCTTCCAAAATGTCTTCAAACGCAACGCGCTCTTCTTTGTTAAAACTATTAGCCATTTTTCAAACTCCTGATTAATTAGATTTCTGACGCAGCTGCCGTTTGTAAGCTATGACCTTAGACATATTGCCAGTCTTTTCGGCTTCAGCTCGCAGCCGTTCAAGGGTTGAGTCAACCGACCCAGACACGCGGCCCGTTCCTTGCACCGTGCGCTCGGGTGGTGGTGCTGCCTTTCGGTTCGTAACTTTCAATTCTTTCTCCAGTTTCGCTACCGTAAAGGCGAACTTTACGGGGTCTTTGATGTCGGCGATCTCCTTTGCCTTCTTTGGATTTTTGCCAAGTGCGTAAATTACCAGTGCCGGATTTTCAGCACCTTGAACCACGATCCCTTGCTGTGTCACGTCAAAAAGTTCTTGAACCGTAGACTCAGCGTCCTCAAAGTCTCGAACCTTTAGCTCGGCTCGCGCCTTGCCGTAGGAATCAAGCCTGGATTGCCAAGCGTCGCGTTGTGCTTGCTCTGCTTGACGTGCCTTTTCTGCCTCCTGATCGGTGGCGCGCTTTCGCTCGTACCAATCAGACAAAGCAGCTTCGAATTTATCGGTGTCGTAATCGTGATCCTCTAGCTTTGGTTTCGCCCCTAACACAACCGGTTTGTTCTCAGTTTGCGCTGTAGATTGAATCTTTGCTTCAAGTTCCCTAATACGACGTTCTTTTTCGCGGTTCTGTTTACGCAACTCTCGAACCCATTCTGGCGCACGAGATTCTTCTGTTTGAGGTGGCGACTCCTCACCAATGGAAACCACAACTTCGCCTTCGTCATCGTTAGCGTGCTCGCTTTCCGATTCGCCTTCCTGATCAGCAGTGAATGTCTCATCACTGATTTTCTCTACAGGCTCATCTTCTGCAACTAAATCAATGCCTTCGACTTCAATCTGATCTTCCACTTCTGCCGTTTTGCCCATCAATTACCCCATTAAACTCACCCATTAAAGCGGCGGGTGGATACCGTTATTAAATAATATAAAACAATAACTGAGATTCCAATTCATTAACAGCTTCCAATGCAAAAATTGCATCTTCCTCTTCAATAAGAATATTATTAAGTTCTCCTGAAGCTGCTATTAATTCATTCTTATGATCTAAGTTTATTTTTGTATCGTTTAAGCGATTATTAAGTTCTCTCTCAAGTTTTTTAATATCGCGTTGCAGTCGATGAACTTCTTTAAGTTCCCCATTGTAGTTTGCAAGTTTTCTAGAAATTCGATTTGCACTTTGACTTTCTGAATCGGCCATAGTGCGAGCGATGCGGCGAACATGCTCGTCTTCAAATCTTTGTAAGCTTGCCTCGAAAATTGCTCGCTCACGCTCCCATCCTTGTCCGCGCTTACGTTTAGACTTTCCCGGGCCTCCACCCTCCTGTGTGTCCGGTTTTTGGACAATAATTCCCCAGGAATTTCCCCAAGAGTAGCCCCAAGACTTTCCCCACGCGGAAGCCATTTGTTACACCGGTCCCCATGGGTTTGCTTCGGTGCCTACGCCGTCGATAACGATTCCGTTTACCTGCGTGACGTTTGCTGCAATCGTTGAACCTGCTTCCGTTCTTGTGCTTACTGCTGCGTCAATACGTGCGAGTTCTGTGGCCAGCTCTGTTCGGACTGCGGTGGCGTTGGTGGCTGCGCTTGGTGGCGCGGTGTAGCTGGCACTGTCCAATCGCGTTGATATGGTGGCGTCCAGCCGGTCTAGATTCACCGCCCTCGCGCTGGTGTATCCCTGCGCCGTCATGCCGGATTGCACAGCGGCTGGAACCTGACTAATGTCTCCCGTGATGACTGGTGAGGATGTACTGACGACGGTCGTGTAAACCTTGCCCGCGTAGAGCGTAATTGACCCGCCTCCCGTTGTGCTGGAAACAACAGGGGCTAGACCGTCGGCCCGATAGAGTCGCAGGTCGCCAGTAAAAATTACGCCCGTGCTGGCTGCGTTGTCGAGTTTTAGGTCGACTATTGAATTGATGACTTTGTAGTTGGCAGTGTCCTCAGCGATCAGCCCGCCAATCAATGTGCGGATACCGTCAACCGTGGTTTGCTCGTTGGACCACCATGCATACAGGCGCGTGATGGTTGTCGTTCCATCGGGGTCGTTAATATCGACCTGCACGTTTGGGTAATCGAAAGCGAATTCAGTAACTGTGGTGCCGTCGATGCCATTGGTGTTGTAAACATCGTCGTCAATCTGATCGGCAAACAACTCCCACCCAGTTGTCCCAGCAACTGCGGTAGCTTCATACCCTACGATTGCAGTTGCTCCAGAACAGCGAGCGAGCCTAATGTTGATGATGTCCCCATCTGTGAAATCTGTACCTTCGTCGTACGGGTAACTCCATGTTGTGCCGGGGACTACTTCGTTGGCAATCTCTGTTGCAGTGGTGACGTTGTATACGCGGATGCGTGAACCGGCTCGAATGTTAATCACAGACCCAATGTTCTGGGTAGTCGGCAATGGGTATTGAACCTGCTGCGCAACCGATGTGGTGTCGAACGGGATTCTCAGGAACGAAAACAGGTTTCCAGAGTTGGCCGTGTTGACCTTAACCCGAACTTTTAACTTGTAGCCATCTGTTGAACTAATCGTTTCGTCTGCAATGTCTTTCCAAATGAGAACAGGCTCATTAGTTCCCATGCTCGACGCAAAATTGTTCGACAGTGTGAGCACGTCTCCGACGACGTTGGTGATGGTTGTGCCGTGTGGCAAGCGGTTACTGCCGGATTGAACGTAGTCACCGATCTGAGGCTGTCTCAGCATCGCAACGCGCTCAGATGTGGTGAGCGTTACTGTGTTGGTTCCTGAAGCGCCCCCTGCAGCACGCCGCCCTTGGTTGAGCAAAAATTTCCACGCAGAGAAACCTGTTCCTGTGTCAATCTGGTAATCGAACTCCAAAAACTGTACGTTAGTTCCAGTCACAAACCACGGGTTTGTGAACACGCCGGAGGTGAATTTAGCGATGCCAGTATGCCCGAGCGCAAAATAGGGCATCGTCCACGTTACGGTGTCCGTGATGTTTCGTAACGACACGCTGCCGCCAGACGTGAACCCGGAACCAACACCGAACGAGCCGCTACATTGACCCGTCGTGGTGGCAATTGGCTCGTTGCCCAGTATCATTAACCTACCGTCGGTCGTTGAGACAAACGCATCCTCCCAGTGTGTGCCATACACTGTAGTTTGGACCGTTCCAGGATTTGTCCACCGGCACCCCTGAGCAATTACATCATTTGCCAACATGACCTGTGAGTCTGCTGCGTCTCCCCACACGTTATACGCTCTGATGCGAGCGTTTGTGTTCTGTGTAGAAATCGCTGCCGCACGTACATTCTGAGCGTACACCCGCCGCATAGTAATGTCGTTGCTGGCGCTTGCTATCTGAACTAAATTTCCTGTTGGACTGATGGTGCCGCAGTCATATGGCGCGGTAGGGGAGCCAATGTTTTTTACGGTAGTGTTTGTGCAAAACGTGAGTGTGGCGATGATTGCGCTGTACGGGTTGACGTTGGCGATATTCCCAAACGCCGAGAAACCGTCCAATGTAATATTATTGCTGGTGGTGAATGTAATACCAACAATGTTGAGAACTGGCGTTGTTCCTACACACACATCCGCGTATTGAATGTTGCGCAGCGTTGTGTTGTTCGCAACAGTCATATCAAACCCTGCGCCCACTGTTGCGCAGTTATCAAAAACGAGGTTTTCTGTCGTAAGAGCCGAAACATTGAAATAGTTGGCTCGAGCGGTTGTGCCTAACGTATTTGAAAAGCTGTCCATTCGACAGTTCGTCATCGTGAAATTTTTTGATGTCGAAAATAAGACGGCGCGATCCTCCTGAAAATGTCGAGCAAACCGTGAGTCTGTGATTGTTCCTCCTGAGACGCAGTTCGATACCGACAGCGCTACAAACCTCATGCTGCGCGATGGGCCGACTGCGCAGTTTGTAATTGTAGTCGTCCCGGATACGTTGTTTAGGGAGATCTGTACTCCAAACGAAGAGTTTTCTAGCGTAACAAATGATGGCGTACTAAAAAACGATGCATACCAATTACAACTCGCATTGCTGATGTTTATTGCTCCGCCACTCGCGGCGAAATCGTATCTGGTGATTAATGTAGTGTTCAGAGTGTTGCGATTCCAGTCTGACAACGCCGCGCTGGATAGGATTACATTTGGAATTCGTACTCGGCACCCTGACGGCGGTTTGAGGCCGATGTTGTAATTAGCATCCCGTTTTGCGAATGTTAGAGTCCCGGTTGTTGCGTCGGAAAAAAAATAATTCCCGCGAGCGTCGTCCGAAATCTGCTGCAATGTCGGATGCAGTATTTGAGTTTCTGAATAGTAGCCGCCCTCAGTAGTCACTCCCAGATACGTTGGGATTCCGTTGGAGTCGTATGTTGGCGTGGCCGAGTTCGACAAATAGATGCCGAGCGAGCCAGCGTTTGCTAACGCATGATTCAACGTGAGTTCGACAACATACCAGCCGTTACCGAGCGATGAAATTGTGCTGGATGTGTTAGCGGGCGTTCCTGCCGTTGGATTGGCAACGATTGTCCCTGCATTTAGGTCGACAAGCGCCCCATAACGATTTGTCCCGGAGTGTGCCTGCACCAGTACCCATTGACGAGTTTCCCGTTTGATAAATGTGCGGAACTTTAAAATTCCTGCCGCAATTTGGTTAGATCCATAAGCAGCAGCCGTACCGTGAATCGCTGTGGTCGCCGTCTCGCGCAGTCGTGTGCCACTGGAATATTGACCTCCGGGTAATGCCCCCGGGGGGCCGGATATGTTATCGAGCGTGGCCGTGGTGCCCGATACGGCTTGACCATCTGGGCAGGCGTTGTTAATCCAACGCATCGCTCCATGCGCCCACCACTCATAGACACCTGATCCTGCCGCCGTTTCGACCTGCACCGCAGGGCATTCGTCTTGCACTGGAAACTGTAGCTGCTGATTGTCGGTGCCGTCAGTCAGGCCGATGTCGTACCAATCTCCGTCAATTGAGAAATTCCCGAGTCGTGGTATCGTTACCGCAGTGCTCTCAGCTCCAACAGCATGAATCCATGAGCGTTTCCCGGCGCTCGATGCCGTGACCGTTGCACCCCCCGGCAGCGTAATTGTTTCGCCGGATTGGAACGTGCCTGTTTTGCTGCGCAGTTTAATAAAACCAGTCGCAGGCATGGCAACGCCAGCAGTAGCTGGGTCAAGCGAGCCCGCAGCCCATACGCGGGTCAGCTCGCCAGTGGCACCAGATGTGCCGCCCGTGACGCCGTTTGATCCTAATGCGTTTTGAGTTGGCACGTTGCCAGATGAGGCGCTGAACGGCACTTCCCAAACCTGTGTACCGTCAATCAGCAACGATCCACCGAGCGTGCTGGACAGCGTGATCGACCCAAAAACCGCCGCCTGCTGATTCCAGCGCACGTCAGCGTCAATAGTGACCGAGCCGCCGTTGATGGTGATTGTTTCGCCATTGAGCAAACCGCTGATCGCGGCGCTGTCGTAGTTGACTACTGTGGTGACGGTTTGATTTGCCATGCCTTACTCTTCCGTTTCAATTCGAGAAATGCGCCCTTTTTCTCTAATTATGCGTTTTGGTTTGCTAATTGCTGCAATGGCTTTTTCTGCATTTTGAGAACTGACATTTGCAAATTGACCAACGGCATCACTGATTTTCCCAACTGCGTCGCCAATGACGGAAACGCTTTGTCCAAATTCTGTTGCGGCCTCTTGCATGGCTTGGCTAGCCTGTATTTCCAAACGCAGCGCTTCAATTTCAAGCATGGTTTTTTCGTCTGGTTTTGCAGGAATATTTGTGACTTCTGTGCTCCCAGTATTTCCTCCCTCCACATTGGCCAAAGTCTCTAATGTTTTGGCTTTGGTTTCCTGCGCCTTAGCAATCGTTAGTACAGTTTCTGCTCTTGCCTTCTCGGCTTTAGCAATCGCCTCTTCTGCCGAGGCCTGCAAGAAAATTGCATTCGGATCTGGTTGATTCTGGCCTTGCATTATTGCCATTAACTCTTCGGCCTCTTTTTCTGTAGGCTCAACAACGCCCATCCGTACCAGTTTCTTACGGAAGAAATCGCGCACGTCGCTAATTCCCTCTCCCTCCATGTTCAGCATAGCCATGGCCTGAAGAACCTGCTTGGTTTCTGGATCATCGCTAATCGCCATCATTCCGGTAAGTGCGCGAACAGTTGAAGAGCGCTTACTGCTGGACGAAGGGCCGACCTCTACATTAACGTCAAACGTAGCATTGCTTATATCATTTTCTAAGATGACTGCCCCCGTTTCCTCGTCAAGCACAGGCTTCATTAGCTCTACAGATTGAACCTCGTCGCCTGCGGCAATCGCTTTCATTTTGCGGCGCTCTTCGGTGTAAATGTCTTTGGCCATCGAGAGCCAGACCTCGCCACAACGCTTCATGCCTTTGGAAAAATTGGACATGTAAATGAACGTTTGCATGTCTAGGCGCTGCTGGATCATCTCAACCGCTTTGCCGGAGATGTTGCTTACCATTTTATCGGCCTGCTGCGCACTGCCTAAAATTTCCTGCATGTCCTGCTCTGTGACCTGTAGCAATGCAGCCATGGCGGGCGGCACGTTAGGCGCTCTTGTGTAAGCTACTGGTCCGCTGATTGATTGGTTACCGTTCTGGTCAGTGACAGGATTGATGAGCAAATACGGGTAATCTTTAAGATTGTCCTCGGACCACATCACTTGATGCCCTGCAACCTGCTCAGGAGTGAGAATCGGCTTTTCAACGGATGATAACGCGCTGATCTCTCCGAGTTTAGACAGTTGCATGTTTTTTAGGCGCTGCGCATCTTTAGCTAGGCGCACGTGGCCCATGCAGCGCTCGACGTTATCAACAAACCATCGCTTGCCGTAGACCACAATGATAGGAATGCACTTGCCCGCAATGTAGCCCGCATCTTCAAGGATGCGCCCGCCGCTCATGATGTATTTATGCACGCGCTTGGTCTTGATCTTCTTACGACGAACCTCAACAGAGCCAATAGCCTGCAATGTCTCTTCTAGGTTTTCGTCGTTCTCGAAATCGGATTGCGTGTAGCGTTCCTCGTCGCCTGCGATCGTGCGATAAATTCGCACGGTTTCGCTCTTCTCTTCGACTCGGTAATACTCCGCCACGTAGACGACATCTGGCGTGCACCAGTCAAATTCATACTGGTGAATCACTTTTGGCCAGCTTGAAGGATCGTCGCCCCATGCGTCTTTATACGCCTCGCGCGTCATGGCAGTGATTACAAAGCAGCGCTTTGCGTCCGATTTGTCTTGTCGCTTTGCCTCTAGGTCAAAAAAGACGGAAGAGTCGGCATCAAAGATCGGCTCGATTCGAATACGTTGGCGGTCGTCCTCCGGGTCTTCGTCATCCTCGTAGACAGTGCGCAACCGCCATGCACCAATACCGCCTCCAACCGATTCCTCGAATGCATTATCGTATGCCTCATCCGCAACGCTATCCTGCTCGTCGGCACGATACAGCCCGTCTAACGTGTCCGCCAGTTTGTCCCTAGATTCGCCATCTTTGCTCACGAAATCAACGGTAATACGATTGTTGCGGTATTCGTTGATAATACGAATGACGGCAAGGTGAATTTTATTAACCTCGAATTTCGGCTTGTTCTCGTATACGTCAGCGAGAGGCCCTTCCCATTGGCTACCGGCCAAGCTGTAAAAGCGGCGATCCTGCAAGCACTGCAGGCGCTCGTCCCTAAGCGCCGACTGAATATTGTCGAACTCGGTAAGCGCCTCGGCGTGCAGATTGGCTAGTTGCTGTTCTTTAGAAATTCTGGACATGG